CTGATGTTTTCCCATGATTCGGGCAGACCCATCGGGCCCTCAACGATGACTTTGTCGATTACTAAAGCGTAGCGCATACAATTTTCTCCAATAGGCGTTGGCGGACATTAGCAAGAGGGGCTGCCCAATTGCCATAAGTTTCTTGTCTAAACAGTCGTACAGATCCGTACCAAGATGATTTTTCTCCAGGAACTGACCAGGTGTAATACGGCATGATGGGAACGATGACCCAGGTCTCTTTCCCCATAGCAGCTGCTAGATGGGCAATAGATGTGCATGAGGTAATGACTAGGTCGAGATCAGCAATAATCGAGCACGTAGCCTCCCAATCCGTCATTTGATGTCTGAGGTCGGCGAAAGGTAGACCATCTATAGTATTGTCGTCACGTTGCAGTGAGTAAAGCGTGACTCCTGGTATTTCGTGGAGGTCAATCAGCGGCTGGGGGTCAAATCTTCTAAATTGCTCATGTTCAAATTCAGGTCTGCCGCTCCATTTAATCCCAACTTTCAATTTGCCCTGTTCGCTGTAAAGCTGCTTTACATTGTCCGAGTGCAAATAGGGTTTTCCGCAAAGCGTTTCATGCTCATATCCCAGCATGTGAGCAGTAGACATAGCGGGAACCCAGTAGTCGTAGTGAACGCAACTAACATACTCATTATCTACGCATACGTAACCGTGACGCGAAAAGATCGGCATTAAATCTTTAGCGCAGGCTATGACAACTCGGGCGCCTAGTTTTTTAAAATCTTCAGCAAATCGGAAATTAATAATTTGATCGCCGAAACCGCCCTCACATCGAAAAAGCAGGGTCTTGCCCTCCAGCGGTTCATCACGCCATATATTTCCCGCAATCCGCGGCAGGCCAAAAGCGTTTAGGAATCGACCCGCATCCATCATTTTCATGCCCTTATTGAGCTCGCCCCGTCGAACCGTATGCCAGCCCAGGTTAAAAATTATCCCCGGATGATCCTGCTCATCCATCCCGCGAAGAATTTCTTCGCTTTTATCGGGGTTTCCCGTGACGCACTGGTGCAGCGCTTCTGCGATTGGTTCTCTCATGTGCATAATGCTCCTGTAATTGAGTCGCTCATAAGCTAAAAGCTCCGGCGCTGGATGTCAACAGACTGGAATCCGCCGAGTTCCAATTCGTCAGTGCACCCACCTGGACGGGAGATGATCTGTTAGAGGGCAAGAGGAGAGAATTTCCCCATGCGTAGAATTCTCCGGCTGTTGTGACCGCTAGAGAATTGCTCGAGCCTGCTGCTACAGATTTCCAATTCGTCAGTGCGCCTATTTGTACGGGAGAAGATTTGTCTGCGGTTGTACCATCGCCCAGCTGCCCAAGGTTATTTTTTCCCCACGACCACAGTGTGCCGTCTGTGCGCACAGCTAAAGCATGGTTTAATCCTAAAGATACGTTCGACCAGACAGCAAGAGCACCAACCTGGACGGGCGATGATTGGCTCGCAGTCGATCCCGTGCCCAATATGCCGCTACTACCATCACCCCACGTCCACAAAGAGCCCGACACAGTAATTGCAGCTGATGTTCCTGTGCTGCCCGTCGAAACAGACTTCCAGCTCGTTAGTGCACCTACTTGGATGGGGCTGGATTTGCTTACGACTGTACCATCGCCCAGCTGACCCGAACCATTAGACCCCCACGTCCACAACGTTCCGTCTGTTTTTACAGACAGATAGTAATTGTTTCCGCCGACTGCTTTAGACCAGTTCGTGAGTGCGCCCACTTGAGTTACAGATGATAGGTTTGGAGTTGTTGTAGAATTGCCGAGCTGTCCCGATGATGCAGATCCCCAGGTGTACAACTTGCCTGATGCTGTTACTGCTGCGCAACTGAAAGCAGTAAAAGAAATAGAAGCGACGTTGCTTATGCCAGATATCTGTACGGGATTGCTTTGCACCCAATTAGTCGTTCCCATTTGCCCGGAAATGTTATTTCCGCCCCAGGCGTAAATGTCTCCATCTGTAGATAATGCCAGAGCGCCGTAGCGGCCAAATTCTATTGATTTCCAAAAATTAGAAGCGCCGACTTGAACGGGGCTACTATATGTTCCGATTTTGTTTAAACCGTTTTGAGGAAACCCACCCCAGGTAAATAAATCTGTGCCCGCAAAATAAGCGCCTACACTTGCACCCACTCCCAGTTTTGTTGCTGTGCTGATTGAACCAACTTGGATGGGGCTGCTGATGACGGTCGGAGTAGTTGTTGAAATGAGGTATCCCAGCAGGTTCGTCTCTGTTTTACCATTTCCCCAACTCCATAATGTGCCATCAGTTTTGTTTGCCACGATGGCTTCTCGTAGAACCGCAACGTCGGACCAGTTTGTCAGCGCGCCCACTTGCACTGGGCTAGAGAGTAGTCCCTCCGGTGTATTTCCCCAATTCCACAAACTTCCGTCGGTTTTTATAGCCGCAGTTAATCCATTAGTGAAAAAACCACCAGTCATTGATATTCTGATTTTTGACCAATCCGTTAGCGCGCCTACTTGCACGGGAGAAGATGTTGTTGTCGTAGATCCCGTTCCCTGTTGACCCGAAGCATTAGCCCCCCATGTCCACAACGTTCCGTCTGTTTTCACAGAAAACACCGTGTCGACCCCTTCAGCACTCGATAGCGAACTCCAATTCGTCATGGCTCCAATCTGAACCGGCGAGGAGAGAGCGGGAGTTATAGTTCCGTTGCCAAGCGCTCCGTTACCCGATTTACCCCACGAAAATAACTCTCCGCTGGTGTTGATAGCATAGCTCGTAAATGTAGTCGTCCCAACTTGTGCCCACGTCGTCAGTGCGCCTATTTGTACGGGAGAAGATTTGTTTGCGGTTGTACCATCGCCCAGCTGACCAAAAGCATTAGCTCCCCACGACCACAGTGTACCATCAGTTTTAACAGCTAATGCGTGATTTGAGCCGCATGCAACCTTGTTCCAATTCGTTAACGCGCCTATTTGTACGGGAGAAGATGTTGCTGTCGTAGATCCTGTTCCGAGCGCACCCGCACTATTAGTTCCCCAAGACCATAGTGAGCCGTCTGTTTTCACACCTATGCACCAGTCATCGTAAAGCGATCCAGTGCCGCTAGAATTTAGCGATTGCCAGGTGCCGGATAAAGCCGTGGGCACAGTTAAGAAAGAAGATTCGCCCGTTCCGATGCGTCCTAGGTCTGTTGTTCCCCATGCGCCAAGAGAATATCCGACTTCTGGAATAGCCGCTTTTTGACTCATCATCATTATTATTTCAGAAGTCATTGGTTATCCTACATTGAGTCTGATTATGAAAACGATATAGCTAGTAAGAATATCCCAGCCGTTTCATCGATCATGTGACAAATGCTCCGCCGTTTGTCGTAGCGCCAGCTGTGACGTCAAGCCATGTAGCAAGAGCACCAACTTGAACTGGACTAGAAGTGATGGCTCCTGTGCCGCTGCCGACAGGCGAAAATCCCCATGACCATAGAGTTCCATCTGTTTTGATACCCAGTGATGCCGCGTTTCTGCTAGTTACAATTTTATCCCAGTCAGTCAAGGCACCCACTTGCACGGGAGAAGATCGAGATGTCGTTGAGCCCGTGCCAAGTCTTCCGGTCGCTCCTAAGCCCCATGCCCAAAGGGTGCCGTCTGTCTTGACAGCTAACGTACAAGAGCTACCTGCTGAAACCATTTTCCAATCAGTCAGAGCGCCAATTTGGATTGGGCTAGATATGTCGGGTGTTATAGTACCATTGCCAAGTTGTCCCGAGGCGTTTGCGCCCCACGCCCAAATCGAACCATCGCTTTTGATAGCACTACAGTGATTCGACCCAGCCGACACTCTAGCCCAATCAGTCAGAGTTCCTACTTGAGTTGGCGAGGATACGTTTGTGGTAGTACCAAGGCCACACTGTCCGACTGTATTAGTTCCAAAAGCCCATAAGGATGAATCGGATTTGATGGCTAATGTAAAGTCAGTACCGCAAGAAATAGATTTCCAGTTGGTCAAAGCACCGACCTGTGCAGGAGAACCTAGGTTGGGAGTGGTGGTAGAGTTGCCTAGAGCACCGTTTGCAGCTGAGCCCCAAGTCCAAAGTGATCCATTGCTTCTTATAGCGGCAGCAGTTGAATTAGCAGCGGATACCGAACGCCACTGCGTTGACGACCCGATTTGGACGGCATCGCTTTGAATCCAACCTGTTGTGCCAAGTTGACCCACTGAATTGGTCCCGCCCCAAGAGTAAAGGGCGCCCATTCTGCCGATCGCTAGTGAAAAACCGTTGCCCACCGATAAACTTCTCCAGTAATTCAAAGCGCCGATTTGAACGGGAGAAGAATAGGTAATAATCCGATTTAGACCATTAAACGGAGTCGCCCCCCAGGTGTAAAGAGAGCTGCCGTCAAAATAGGCGCCGAGGCTGTCACAACCCAAACCTAGCTGTGTAGCGGTACTGATAGTCCCAACTTGAATGGGTGATACTACCGTCGGGGTTGATGTTGTGAGCGGGTATCCAAGCAGATTGGTTGTCGATTTTCCGTTACCCCATGACCAAACCGTTCCATCCGTTTTTAGGGCTATAGCGCTAGAATTATTTAAGATTAAAGATTTCCAGTCTGTCAGCGTGCCGATTTGGGCCGGAGAAGATATGTCGGGCGTGGTAGTACCGTTGGCTAATTGGCCGTTAGCCGATTTTCCCCAAGTCCAAAGCGATCCATCGCTTTTCACTGCTGCACTGCATCCAGTAGTGACCGTGCCGCCAGTGCCTAAATAGCAGGTATCCCACGTTGTCAGCGCACCTATTTGCACAGGTGATAACACCTGTGTTGTTGAACCATTGCCAAGTTGTCCCGAGGCGTTTGCGCCCCACGCCCAAAGCGAGCTATCCGATTTGATAGCTAATACACTATTACACTGAGAATTCATGGAGATTTTCGCCCAGTCGGTCAGGGCACCGAGTTGAACCGGGCTCGATAGATTCGGAGTAGTCGTGCCATTGCCAAGTGCGCCGTTTCTAGCCGCGCCCCACACAAACAGCTCACCGGTCGTTTTGATGCCATAACTTGTGTTGCCTGCGGCTCCCACGCGGCTCCATGTTGTCAAAGTGCCCACTTGTACTGGGCTAGACCTACTTGTAGCAACGCCGCTGCCGAGTTGTCCTCTTGTCCCAAGTCCCCAAGACCACAATGATCCGTTGCTTTTTACAGCTAAGCTATGAGCCGTTCCGCAGGCGAAATAGGCCCAGTCCGTCAGCAAACCCACTTGAACTGGAGAAGAATAAATAGACAATGATCCCAATCCCGTCTGTCCCGAGGCGTTAAATCCCCAGGCCCAAAGCGATGAATCGCTTTTTAGACCGAGACAGTAAGCGCTTGAAGCTGATTGTAAACCGCCGGATGTCAATGATGCCCATGAGCCCGGAACATTAGTCGGCTCGGTCACTGTAGAAGATAAATTGTTACCAACCCCACCATTTACATTATTTCCCCAACCGTACAAAGAAATCCCCGGAGGCGGTACAGGAGCATCTTTTGAAGTCGTCAATAATAAGTGAGCTGTCATTAATTAACCTATGTTGAGACCAATAACGAAAACTATATATGTCGTAGTAGTGACGTCATAATACACACCGAGCATATCTAATCCACCCGCTGTTAAGGTGGGCGCGGTAGAGCTTGCAAATTGAGTCCCTGCTGGCCAAACAATGGTTCCAGCTCCGCCGTTGGACATGCGGATTATCACAACTTCAGATTCACCAGCTGCCGGGGCATTACTGAAATCAAATGTGATAGTATTAGATGAAGTGATGGTGCATGTGAAAACTTGAGCAGAAGCTAAATTAATCGTAGTTGTGCCTGTTGTCAATGTTCCCAACGCCGATACTTTCAACTTTTCACCCTGTACCAGGGAGCTCACTAGGGGATACGCAATAGCGGCTGAAATAGTACCGTTGCCGTTAGTGATAGCGATATTCGTGCCTGCTGTTAGCGTTGCTTTGGTAATTCCGCCACTAGATGTGTCGCCAATCAGCAGTTGTCCATCTGTGTAAGCCGTTTGACCCGTTCCGCCGCTGCCGAACGCAAGCGTGCCACCGGTGAAAACGGTTCCGTTAAAACTAACAGCTCCGGCTGTGGAGACGTTCAGTGAATTGGCTTTAGTCATTTTTTACCCTCGTGATGCATGACTGAACTCTAGCATAAACATAGGCAGCGAACGATATCATATACCCATAATCAGAAACGCTAAATGTAAGAGCCGTCATATTATCTTAAATAATTATTATACAATAGGGACTGCATTGCTACAGTCCCAAAAACTTAACTAACTAATACTAAACAACGTTCCAGATGCCCTGAGGAGCACTTGCAAGTGTCCAGATAGCGCCACCAGCTGAGTAAGCCAAAACAGCTGAATCGCCTTTAACTGAACTTGTAGCCGAACCCGCGGCAGCACTAACTCCTGAGCCCATTTGAATGACATCGGATCCACCTGCTTGGAACAGAACGCTACCGGCAGACAGGTTAGATAGTCCAACGATATAACCGTCGGCCGGAGCCGTCGGAAGGGTCACTGTGAGGGCAGCGCTGGCCATGTAGCCATTGTTAGTCGCTGTAGTCGGAGCTGATGAAATCGTGCTCCAAGTAAAACCGCCGCCGGCTGCTGCCTGGAAGCTAGGAGCTGAAGCAGCGCCGTTGGATGTAAGAATAAATCCAGCTGTAGATGGAGCTACAGAAACAATTGCGTTGCTGGCACCAGCTACTAAAGTCGAGTGTTGAGTAATTACGCTTGCAGAAACAGCAGAAGAGCCATTACCACTTAGTACGCCGGTTAGCGTGCTAAAAATAGGAGCGCTTAAAAGAGTCTTAACTCCAGCAAAATCTTGGGCTGCGATGCTAAGAGCACCGGCATTAGTTGCATTAGCAGGCTGTAGATTAAGAACATTGCTTAATGCTCCCGATAAACTTAAACCGTCCGCATTTGGTGTAGAACCGAAAGCGCCGAGGGTTAGAATAGATGCTACTGCGCTGATGTTAATGCCACCAGCGGTGTTTGTAATTGTTACTGATCCGTCAGCTGACAGAATATTGCCAAGAATTGGTGCAGCACCTGTAGAACCAATAGCAAATTGACCGTTAGTTGCTACGCCAAGAGATACGATGGCGTTAGAGGCGCCTGCAATCATCACACCGTGCTGAGTTAGCGTTGGTGTTGAGAAAGCGGTACCGGAGAAATACGGTACGCCTGTTGAAGAAATGTTTAACGAGTTGGTTGCAACCATTTTTTTAAGTCCTTAAGATTAAGATAATGTTATAGTTCCCTCAGAACCACCTTGCGATAGCCATGTGCTATCAGCAGCCCTGAAAACCAGATTGACAGCATCACCAATTGCATTAGTGACCCCTGACCCCGTTACAGATGACAAACCAGATCCGATTCGAATCTTCTGACCTGTTGCACATTGAATAGTTACAGCGGATGCCGTATCGGCGACGATATAGACAAACTGCCCTTGAGTCGGCGACGCCGGCAGCGTCAATGTCATGAGGCCTGTGCAGAAATAGCCGCGATTGACGACAGCTGTAGCACTGACTGCTTGATCTGTCCAGATAACGTTTGCAACGCTTCCAGACGCAGATAAATCAATCGTTCCCGGACCAAATGCGACAATAATCGACGAATCAAGGGATGTGATTTTACCAACGCGAATATTGGGTAAAGCCGTTGCTGCAATAAGCAGCTGGCCATCCTCGACCATGGTCGGTTGAGTCGGTTTGTTCCTGCTAAAGTCTACGTTTGCGGCGTACACTGTTGCAGTTCGTCCGCTAAAGCCCATTGCCGTTGCCATTTTATACCACCCGAAGCGTTCTGATGTTTGCAGTCCATCGTATTGTGTAACCAGCGACGCCAATCACTTTAATCAGGAAATTGTTCCCTGAAACGTCGTAAAAACTGTCCGCAGAAGAAAAAATCGTATCTTCGAATTCGTCAGCAATCGGTGTTCCGATGAGGACAGCGCTCGTGCCGTTAGTTCTAACAGAGCCTGTCGTAGTATAAGCAGCGCCTTCGCCTGTGGTTGATTCTAAAGCGGACACTAGACCGTCTACGGCGTAAACAGCAGCAACAGAATCGAGTGGAAGCGTCAGCAGAGTGAGCGTTTCAGCTCCAACAGTAGTGACCGACCCGTCTACACCGATATTGATTGTCAGTGTGCTGGAACTCGGATCCCCTACTACAGAAACACCCTCGCCACCAATAAGATTGATGTTTCCAGCTGTTGGCTCAACTTTACCGCCGCTATCGCCAGTTATATCAGTGTTGAGACCAGGGATGTCGGCATTGGCCAGTTGATAAGGTGAGATCGCTCTATCACGTCGTATACCAGCAGCAACCTGCGCCGCCGTGGCCATTTGGATTATACCGCCTGAGCTCTCTGAGGCAATGACTCGGCCGGTGTAGTTTAAGGGGTTTTGATTCAAGGAGTAATTAGATGACATTTTTTGTTCCCATGCTCGTTAGAGCATTACAAGTTGAGCTCGTTAGAGCTTCCTTTTCATAGCTTTCGCTATTGCAGATTGCCGACGGCCTCAAAATAGACAGCTCCGAGAGATGGTGCTGATACATATTTAAGCCACACTTGAGTCTGTTGAGATTGATAGAATCTGTAGGTGGGTATGGTATTAGTCATGAAATCCCAGTTTTCAGATTCTCCCGATTTTAAATACAAATGATCTGTAGATCCGTCGAACGATATCAAAATGTCTTTGTCGGTGTAGTTTTTGACTCTAATCATGCGAATGGGTCGATCAAAACTGTCGCCGAGCTCGGAAAAAACACCTGTAATATCAGCCGCCAGAACAGACTGCAGGGGTAAAAAATAGACTATGTTATATTGCGGAATGTCAATCATTGAGCTCACTGCTATTTGAAAGTTTCAATGCAATAACCACGAATTATTTTGATACGTTTTTTTCAGTTTAATTTTGAAAGCTACGACAGAGCTCGAGTTGATAATGTAAATTTAGTATCGTGCGCTCATGACAACGAAACACACTGATCAGCAAATAGACTGGTTGCGCATACCGATCGATAGGGGCTACAGGCTGTGCACGCTGTACAAAATACTCGATAAACAGCAGAAACTCGTCACGTTTACTCCTAATTGGGCTCAACAAAACTTTATCGACTCGATCTGGAATCGATGCATCGTTTTGAAAGCGCGCCAGCTAGGCTTCTCGTTGATGATTGATCTAATGTTCTTAGACGCGTGTCTGTTCAACGCTAACACTAGAGCCGCGATAGTCGCTGACAACGAAGACAACGCCCACAATTTGTTCAAGCGTGTGAAATTAGCCTATGATCATCTTCCCAGTGAGCTCAAACTTTATATTCGAGCAGAAAACAACCGAGCTGGCGAACTGACGTTCAACAATGGCTCATCGATGAAAGTTTCCACAAGCGCTCGATCATCGACTATCGATTTGTTGCATGTGTCAGAACTCGGTAAAATCTCAATTCACTACCCTCAAAAAGCGATTGAAATAGTGACAGGAGCTTTTGAAACAGTGCCAAAAAACGGCATCATCGTCGTTGAAAGTACAGCCGAGGGTTCAGCTGGTCTTTTTTACGATCTTTGTCAAATTTCAATGAATCAGCGAGATGTGAAGGCACATCTGTCTAAACTGGACTTTAAATTTATGTTTTACCCATGGTGGAAACAGAGCGAATATATCGATTGCAGCACGGTGGTATTCAGTGATGAAGACGATACATATTTTGAAAAGTTGAAATCGCAGGGCATTGACCTCTCGCTTGATCAAAAAACCTGGTATCAAAAAAAGAAAAAGATACTAGCCGACAACATGACTCGCGAATATCCATCGACCGAGATGGAGGCGTTTAGCGCTAACGACGAGGCCTATTACTTCATACGCCAGGTTAACAAGATGTCTGATGAGGGCCGACTGTGCAAAGTTGGCTACGATCAAGGCCTGCTGGTCGACACATTCTGGGATTTAGGCATGAACGACTCAACGAGCATCATATTTGCTCAGAGGTACGGATCAGAGATCAGATTGATTGATTATTACGAAGCGGCCGGTAACGGCCTTTCTCATTACGTGGATGTGCTACACAAAAAGGGCTACACGTATGGAGTGCACTACGCGCCCCACGACATTAAGGTTAAAGAGCTGGGCACTGGCCTCACACGGCTAGAGCAGATGGAGAAGCTAGGCGTTAGGATGGAAATAGTTCCCAAATTATTTATTCAAGAGGGCATTGATTTAATCAGAAGTCTCTTCAACATGTTCTATATTGATCAAAACAGATGTGATGTGTTGATTAAGCATTTAAAATCGTATCACAAAAAATGGAATGACAAATTGGGTTGCTACAGCGAAACACCTGAACATGATCAGGCGTCGCACGGCTGTGACGCTATGCGCTACCTTGCAGCTATCTACGCTCAAGAGAAGCCATTATCAAACTCTGAAACAATTCGCAATCTACAGGCACAATACAGCAGGCGCTATTGAAATTGAGTAGCTAATTAAATTTAATTACACTAAACAATCGTTGTCGCTACATCACGCCGAGGATCAGTCCTCAGAGCATTGATATCGTCGTCACCTAAGCTCGCATGGACAACGTAGTACAAAGCTGGAATGAGCGCTATGTAGAGGCCTACGCAGTTTGGTCGCAGTGGTATCCCCAGCGCGAACTCGACGTTCGCAATTATCTCGGCGACCAGTGGAGTGCTGACGAGCGTCAGGCGTATTACGCGCAAAATCGCCACGCATTAGTTGTTAATCAGATCAAACCTGTTATCGATATGCAGGTTGGCTATCAGATGAAACATAGACACGTGTCTATTGTTAGTCCCACTGAGCCGAAAGACCAGGAAGTAGCTGATAAGATCACGAAGTTGATCTACCCCATGATGAATTTATCCGACGGCTACCGAGTCATTTCGGATTGTCACAAGGGCGCGCTCATTTCCGCTCTCAATCTGTGCTGTGTGTACAAATCATATGCTGGAGACCCCGCCGACGGCGATATCTTATTGCAGCGACTGGCGTATACGTCATTTATAATGGATCCCTATTGGACACGATTAGATCTGTCAGATTGTCGATATTTGATGAGACGTGAGTATCTATCGCTACAAGAGTGTTTTGCGCTGCTGCCTGGCCACACAAAAGAGCTCGAGGAGTTAACGCCCCTTAGCAGCGCGTCAGATTTCGACGACAAATTCACATTCATGGTTCAAGCCCGCAGACCGAATGGCGAAAATCTATTCATATATGACGAATATTGGGAGCGGTTGTCTTCTAATTGTTATCGCGTTGTTGACATGACCACGGGTCAGTTTTGGAACATGAAAAAACTTAATGCTGAGACTAGAGCGTTTATCAAGTCATCTCAGAATTTTGAATACACTAGTTTCATGAAAGCCGAGATTCACAAACACGTAATCATTAACGGCAAATGCATCAAATCAGAAATCAATCCTGACGGACTAGACGAGTATCCGTTCACAGCAGTAGTCGCCTATTTCCAGCCCGAGTCTGATGACTACAATTTGCGCCTACAGTCAGCTGTCACTCAGATGATCGGGCCTCAGAAAGAAGCGAATATTCTTCGAAATCAAATAATGGATATCAACGCAACGAAGCTACACAGCGGTTGGATGATCGAAGAAGACACTGTGAAAGATTTGCAGCAGCTGTTTGTATCGGGTCAGGGCAAGATCATCGAAATTAAGAAAGGCCGGATGGGAGCTGTTCAGCCATTAGCTGCCGCAGCGCTAGACCCTGGCTTTATGGAGCTCAAAAACTCTTTTGATAAAGACATCATGATGACGGGTAACGTTTCTGATGAGCTGATGGCTATGGACTCGAACGCTAATGACACAGGCATCAGTGTCATGCTGCGACAAGGGGCCGGACTGATTCGACAGCAGGAAATACAGGACAACATACGCACATCGCAGAAATTCATTACTCGCAAAATGCTAAAAATGGCCCAGAAGTGGTCACCGCTAAAAATTAAAAGACTCATCAGTGAAGACATGCCCCCAGCATTCTTCGATGAGGATCTGATGAAATATGACATCACGATAGAAGAGGGAATGCTCACATCGACACAGAAACAGCTCTATTTCAATCAGCTGGTAACGCTACAGCAGCTGGGCGTTCCTGTTTCTCCATCTGAGTTTGTTCAAGCAGCGCCGATCCAGGGCAAAGCTGAATACCTGGCATCAATAGAACTTCAGCAAAAACAGCAGAGCGAGCAGCAGCAGCAGCAGATGCAGCTTGAAATGCAAAAACTCGATATGCAGAGCAAGCTGTTCGAGTCTCAGACGCTCAACAATATCGCAAGCGCTCGCGAGCGCAACACACGAGCTATGGCAAACGTCGGTCTCGAAACGGAACGCGAATCTCAGGCTATCGAAAACAGAGCTGATGCTGATTATAGGAAAACGCAGTCTATCAAAGAGCTACAAGGCATTGATCTCGATAACCTGCGAAAGGGCATCGATATGCTCATGATTCTGCAATCGCAAACAGAAGCTCAAAAACAGATGCAGCGCAGTGAAAACATCAGTCTAGAACAGTCGAAAGAACAGATCTCTGAAATAGAGCGGCAGCAATTGCAACGCCAACCTCAGGATCAATCTCAGGATCAATCTCAGGATCAATCTCAGGATCAATCTCAATCTCAGCAGTTTCAAGACCCTTCTATGGGGGGAATGACATGAGACTCAAAACAGTTTTAAAAGTGGTTCAACATGCAAACACTCGGTGAAACTAGAGAAGCGGTTCTCGATAGGGACATGGACGAGGTAGAGCGACTTATCAATAAAAACAAGGCTTGGAAACAACCTTTTTATATTGTGATCGCCTACAAGCAAAATTTCAGCATTGTAGGCCCAGGTGGCGAGGCATGCGTTAAACGGCATGTGCGAGCCTACCCAGCTCCACCTGCTGATTTGATGGGTACCATTGTCATCACCTATAACCCTTCTTCTAGTTCAATCACTGATTGGAAAGTCAACCCTCACGATGTGCCGATTGATTACGAAGCGCTGGCCCCCTATATCAAAGGTGAAGGCTTGCGCAGTGTTAGATCGAACGTGAGGGCTTCAGATTACAGATACACGTGAAGACAACGGAAGGTCGGACATGAATTATAATAACTTAGCTGATTTGGAAACGGGCGATCAATCGTCTGCCGCCGAGACCCATGACGCTCAAACAGTTCCCCTTAGTGTCGTAAAATCGATGCGAGAGGAACAAAGCCGCCTAAAAGATCAGCTTAAAATAATGAGCGATCAGTATGACGTGATGCGCATGAGCGCATTTAACAAACGTGAAGAACTTCCAAAAGAGCCTGAAAAAGACCCGTCAGATCTGGTGACTTGGGGAGAGGCTCAGGGCTATCTAAATCAGCGAGAGTCGGGCATGCGTCTAGAGATGCAGGAACTCAAAATGAGTCAGCAGAACCCCGACTATCAGGATGTTGTGTCTAAGTTCCTGCCATTAGCTATCAAAGAGGACCCGGATCTGGCTCACGAAATCGAGATCATGGTCAAGACGGGGAAAAATGCAGCTGCGTACGCCTACAAGCGCACTAAACAGTCAGCAGCTTTCCTGGAGTCCTCAAAAAAAGTAGAGCACAACGATCAAGCTAAACGGATTTTAGAAAATGCTGAACGTTCTGGAAATTTAAGCGAAATCTCACCTGGCGCGAGTGTGAATTCTCAGCGGAGTGCTTATTGGAGCATGTCTGATGAGCAATTTCGACAACAAATGAACGCAAATCTAGGATTTAGTTAAAAATGGCTTTAACAACTACAAATCAATTAAAACCTGCCGTACGCGAGTATTATGACAGGTTGTTGCTAACAACGTTCTATCCGAACCTAGTTCACACTAGATACGGACAAAAACGCACCATGCCCTCCAAAAACGGCGATACAATCGTTTTCAGACGCTACGAAGTGCTTGATAGTGCTCCAGTGCCCCTTCGTGATGGTATCACACCTCCAGGTGTTGTGCCCTCTACTACTGACATCAAAACACGGGTGGATTGGTACGGTAATTTTATCGAATACACTGACCAAGTCCAAGCGACTGTAGAAGACAAAATTCTTAACGAGTTTTCGACTCTACTATCTGAAAACATGGGTCAGAGCATCGACATCATTACTCGTGATGTGTTGGTCTCTACTGCATCATCAGTGCAGTGCAGTGGTGGATCAAACGGTGGGATAGTAACTGAGCTCTCTCAAAGTGATATCGACGGAGTAACAGCTACATTTCTCAGTAATAACGCTAAATTCATTACTGAAATTGTTCCAGCAGCAAACTTATTTGCTACTAGCCCAACCCGCGCTGCGTTCTGGGGGATTTTTCATCCCGACAACATTCAAGCGCTTGAAGCGTGCTCGGGCTTTGTTCCAACTAGTCAGTACTCTATGCAAACAGCTGTTTCTAATAACGAATGGGGTTCTACCAAAAACTGCCGCTGGGTACAAACAAGCCTAGCATCAGTAGGAACTCAAACTATTCCTATCTACAACAACCTCATGTTCGCTAAAGAAGGATATGGAACGGTGTATCTAGGCAAAGAGACAGGCGAGTTCTACGTGAACCCACTTGGCTCGGCTGGTGCTGCTGATCCGCTACATCAAAGAGGCTCAGTAGGCTGGAAGATCCCCTACGCTACTGCTTTGTTGAACGATTTCATGATCGCAAACCTACAATCTACCGCAGCATAAAGGATAAAAAATGGCTCAGATTCAAACATTCACTTGGGTTAACCCATCTGCGGCAGTTGCTCGTGATCTCGATTGCGGTTTTCGAGTAGCTAAGATTGAAATTTACGATCAAAGCAACATGAACAGTGTAGCAAGTCCCGCTGTGTTTAAAAAAGGCGTCTGGACGCTGGACATGGCCGCCGCTTCAGCAATGATCATGAAAAACTCAGATGGCGCAGCCACTGATGTATCATCATATATCACTGCTAATGGAGTGACTGCTCTAGATATGCAGGCCTCGTTCGGTTCTGTTGTCAGCGGTTTCACCAATGCCGCTCCTGGCGTCGTTACTGTTGCAAACGGATCTCTTTTCAAAGCGGGCGATGTCATTCGCGTAGAAGGCATGATTCAGACTGGCACAGGACTGAGTAAAAACGGGCAGTGGGCAGTAGCTAGCGTTGCCGGCTCTTCACTAACGCTCGTTGCAAGCACAGCGTCTGGATATCAAGCCTACAATGCAGGCGGTATTGCAACTGTTGTAGAACGCTTAAACCAAGATGGCGAGCTTCAGCCGTATGTAACCGTCAACACAGCAGTCCAGGGCGTCAACCTTGGAATAGGTGTTGTCGGAGCTGCTTTATCAGTAATGAAAGCAGTTTGCTACGGCGAAATGAACGTCGTTTAACACGTAATAGGGGGCTGTTTGCCCCCTGTTTGTCCCTTTTTACACTATGAGTAACACTTTAGGAGTCTGTTTTATGACTACAACTATGATTAATACAGCGAGCATTGATGCAAAAGAGAGCGCTGAGGAAAAGGCAAGAGATCTCCGCAAAAAAAAAGACGAGCCAAAACTCAAATATGAATTTATCAATATGGAACAGCCTGGTCGTTCTCTGAGTTTTTTCTACGGTGATGCTCGACGTCCTGAGAAATTTAGTTTTCATCACAATCAGGTCGTTGAAGTGCGGGAAGAGATAGCAGAACACGTGCAGTCTCGTCAGACGCCAATTTGGAAATGGGTAGATAGCGTGTCGTACGACGGCTCTCCTCGCCGAGTGGCTAAAATTGTTGGCTACACCCCACGTTTTTACATGAAGAGAGTGAAATAACGGTATGACTACACTTGCCAATCTTAGAGTGCTTACACGACGGTATTCGGGACGAGAGGACGCTGACGAGATCAGCGATTCTCAGCTCAATGCCTACATCAACGAGTATTTAACGATATACTTCCCGCTTGATGTGAAACTCTACGATCGGTTTCAGTCCTACTTCATCAATCTATACCCCGGTGTTGCTGTATACGACGTAGACCAAGATATTGTGCTACTCAACAACCCGCAGTTCGCTAACGGCCTATCTTTAGCTTTCTATACAGACCCTCGTTCTTTCTACGAGCTATATCAAAATCAATATCATGCCTATCTCCTGGGCACTGGTAACGGATCTACACTAACGTTTACTGGCACTGTCCAGCAACTACCCATCATTCCCAGCAGCCCGTATGTTACCGATGGCACTGAAATGCTAACCGACAAAACGGGAAGCGGGATTCTATCGGGTAATCTGGGTGGCTATGGCACTATTAATTATGCGACTGGATATATAAGCGCGACTTTTAATACTGCTCCATCGGGTAGTGATGACATACAAGTTTATTATGATTGGTTCAACGTAGGACAGCCTCGCGCTGTGCTTTTTTATCAGAATCAACTTCAGATCAGGCCTATACCCGCTAAACCCACTATGCTCCGCTGCAACACCTACTGGCGTCCCTCAACACTAACAGCTGACTCATCATCCATTACAAACCCAGAGTGGTCACGCATGATCGCTATGGGCGCTGCTCTCATTATTCTAAAAGAAAATATGGAAATAGATGCTGTCAGTACGCTGTACTCGCTCTGGTCGCAGGAGTTCTCATTAGTTCAAGAACGATCAAACTCGCAGCTCATCACTGGGCGCGTACAACCCTCATGGTGACAAAATGGTATGGGATCCGACGCTTCCTCGTCCGCAATCTAAAATTAGACTGTCGGCTGGATACATCACTACGAACTGGAATGCTATTCAAGACGGCCTAGGCTCGTCGCTCAATATAGGCATTGTCTCAGGCACTAAGATGTATTTTTATCAAGATACGGCACCGTCAGGATGGACTATCCAAGCGTTAGCTAAAGACTGTTTGCTGGCTGTCAAAGCCGACACAACTACATACAATATTGTCGCCTTTAGCAACAGCTCACCTGGAGTGATTATACTCAATACAGCTACTCATGGTTTCGCTAAAGGCATGAAAATCACAACTCTTGGCATCGTCATGAGCGGCAGCGGATCTGATCTCAACGGAGACTGGACTATTCTGAGTGTCTCGGGAGCATCGTTAACACTCAGCATCAATACATCTACAGGTTTCAAATCATACGTATCCGGCGGAACAACTGCTTGCTCTACAGATAGCACGTATAGCGCAGGCGGAACTATCAGCGGGACATGGCAGCAGCCTGATCACGCGCTGAGTTCTGCTGAAATGGCGCACGTCCACGATGCCGGAACAAATCTAGCGGGCAACTCGGGTGGGGGTGTGTTTTTCAGAGCGTATGCGACGATTACTGACAAAACGGGAGCAATCAGCTCGTCAACAGCTGCTGATCACAATCACGGCTACACGTACAGAAACTATGGTGCTGTTGGCATCATCTGCGCTAGAGACTGAGTTTAAATGTAAAACTGCTGGACATCTCAATTATGAAAAACACGTGCTGCGACAAATGCCGACACATCGAGTGCCCGAATAAAATCGAGAGCTACTGGAAAGACGACAATGGAGATCTGAAAGTTTTGACTGACTGCGCACCGAAGCGATCGATGCTGATGTTACAGGAGTTTTCAAATCAAATGGTCACTCAACAAGCGTCTATTGAGCAATTGCGCAATCAGTCTATTGAGTTGAACATCAAACTCGATGCAGCTAATGCGCGTTTTTCAGATGCAGCCGATCAGCTACATCACGTGATCGATATAGCTCATATGATCACTAGCAAGGGGTGCTAAAGTGGGCTATCAACCGTTTGCTATAGCGCCGCTTACTAGTGGAGTCGATCAGAGCCTGCCATCACAGTTCATTCCAGACGATGCGTATCAATCTCTCGACAACGTCTATGTACGTCGGGGAGTGTTGCAGAAACGACAGGGCTACACCCTTCTGTTTCAGCTGCCGACTATTGTGACTACGGCACTCATTAATATAACTGATATCACACGAGCAAGTGTCGGAGTGGTAACGGCATCGGGCGCGGTTAACGGAACACTGATACAAATCGCTGACGTATCGGGAATGACAGAAGTCAATTTTGCAGGCTCTAACGTCTACGTAGTTACGAATACTACACCAACCAATTTCGAGCTGTTTGACTTGTTTGGCAGTCCCGTTAACACCACTGCTTATTCGTCGTATGTGTCGTCCGGAGTGATCACACCCAGCTTGACTATCGCATCAGCTACTAAAACAGATCCTGTAGTCGTTACGACTACTGTAAATCACGGCCTGAGCAATGGGGCAGTGATCTACATAACGGGAGCTGTCAGCATGTCGATTAACGGCACGAGCTACGTTGTAACTAACAAAACCCTGAACACGTTCGAACTGTATTACAAGGACGGTCAGCCAGTAGACGGTGTTGATTTTGATGACTACACGGGCCTTGGTATCATCTCGACATTCGTTGCCGATGACATCATTACGGGTATATTGAAGTTTTTCAAAGCCGATGGCAGCCAGTCGATTCTGGTTTTCACAGAACGGTTTATGGCGTATTTCGATGACACCATTTCAAATCTAGTTCCTGTAAGCAACACACGACTGTTTTTTGGATCTGGTGGCGATTTCTTCCTCGGCGACACTTTTGGCGATAAAGTCTATTTCACTAACAACATAGACAACATTGGTGAGTGGAGCATACCGGACAACAAGTTATCCTTCCTCGTACCTAAGTACGGATCTGGCGCAACAGACCTCATTATTACGTGCTCTCAGATACACAGTTTTAAAGACCGGCTACTACTGTTAAGTCCCACACAGTCTGGCTCAAGCCCCGGTTTACAAGCTCAGCGCCTCACAGCAAGCGCGCTCAATGATGTGTTGTCTGTCAACGCCTGGCGCTACGACATACCCGGCAAAGGCTTTTTTATAGATGCTTCAGTCGGTGAAACGCTCTATTCGTCGTGCACATTTAAAGATGTGATTATCGTAAGCTTCATAGACTCCCTGTGGCGCATTCGTGCAACTGCTAGCCCCTCGCTGCCATTCATTTGGGAGCGCATCAACTCGTTCAGAGGTGTGCAATCTCGCAAATCGCTCGCAAACACTCACAACGCAATAATGGGCATCGGTCAAGAAGGGGTGTTCCTGTGTGATGGCGTTAACGTCGCTCGTGTTGATCAGAAAATACCCACTTTTGTCTATGACGCCATCGATCAAGAGTTCTTTTACACTGTCTATTGCGAGCGTGATGACATCCTGCGTCAAGTCTGGTGGACATATCCGAAAAATGGCTATCCGAAAGGCTCGGCTCTAATATTCGGAGAAGACGATACCAATTACTCAAACTACACACTGCCATTCAACGTATTGCAATCGTTCGAAACAGTCTCTAGTGACACCACCTGGGGTTTTTACAACTCTCGCAACGGAAACGACTGGGCTTGGGATGAATTCCCAGAAGATGATTCCTGGATATCTGGAGATATGCAAAGAGGCTCGCCTATATTCGTCGCCGGCACATTCGATGGACGAGTAGTGATCGTTAATGAAGACGCAACTGACAACGGCACAGAAATCGAAGTCGAGATCGTTACAAAAGAATTCAATCCTTTCTTTGCTCAAGGTAAAAAGTGCCGATTGGGCTATGTAGACATTCTACTAGAGTATGATCAGCAGATGTTGTTTTACGTCGATTTCTACACGAATCACTCGCTCAATGCGTACGTCACTCGTACAGTTAACTGCATTCCTAAATCTAACGATCCCAGCGTCATCACTGTGCTAACTAAACGCATATGGGCCGGATGCATTGGCAACTCTCACAGATTCAGGCTCTACACTAAAGGGGACGCTGGAGGCCTCAGGATTCAGTCTGTGACTCCGTATTTTCAAGCTGCTGGTGGTCGGTTGTACAATGCCTAAAATGTCCACTGATGAACTCTTCCCCTCAATCGGCCTCAGCACTGAAGTGCTGATTTCTAGACTCAACGACATCATAGACTCGATTCAAGATGTCTTTAACTCATCAGCTGAGTCTCTTGATCAGCACTATGACATTGCAGCTACTCCATACGAAGTCCCTGGCATCGGCAAGAGGGGATCAGGGATGCTCATAGTTTTCGGTGAAAGCGAAGGCACTCCAGCTGCTGTATTCACATGCGTTAAATCTACGTCAAATGCTAATGGAGATGTTGCTGTACAGAGCTCTCAGAGCGGAACCGGTGACTACGCAGCTGAAAATTACAGTTGCGACTGGCTAGCTAATCAGTCTATTCGAGTATCTGTAACAGCAACTACACATCGAGCGAGGGTACAATGGATAGGAAGTTGACGTTCAAACGAGTTACAGACCCCTATTTAGTCCCCAAGAAATACGTAGATCGTATTAAAGCGCGCACTTGGACTACTGAGAAATGGTACAAAACAGCAGATCAATCAGCTCATGTAAAAACTGAATATGGCAAAGCAGCGAACCTAGACACTTATTTACTGCTAGCTGTAGACGCTGAACAAGAAGTCGTAGGTTTCATTTGGATGCAGAAAGACGACCTCAACGACTGCCTCTGGCTCAACAACGTCTCTATTGATAGTAAATATTGGAATCAGGGCATCACGATGAGTGATATCATCCCCGAAATCAAAAAAATAATGTATAAAGAATCGTTAGAAAAAGTGATCTGGACTACTACTAGACCGCGATACGGTGAAAAATACGGCTTTAAGCGCTGTGCTCACACGTTAATGGAATATAATTTAATGGAGAATTCACATGGGCATGACGAAACCGCGACAGACAGGCAACATAGATCTGCTGAACCCCACACAGCGTAATCTACAAAATCAAATAGGGTCGGCAGCAGGACAGGGGTTTGGTCAAATCGATCCCAATCTTCAGAACAACCCGCTTTACAACCAAGCAACTGGCGCTCTGTCTAACATGCTGAGACCACAGAGCGCTGGTGACTTAGAGCAGTCGTTTCAAACATCAATCGGCGATCCCACTATGCGCCAATTTGATCGACAGATCGTTCCAGGGATACAGCAGCAGTACGCAAACGTGGGAGCCGGCAGATCATCAGCTCTCAACCAAGCCCTCGCACAAGCTTCTACTGATCTATCGACTAACATGGGCTCACTGCGACAAGACTTTCTACAACGACAGCAGCAGCAGCAGCTGGGTGCAGCTGGTCAAGCAGCTGGTCTAGCCTCTATGCCTCTGCAACAGCTACTCTCACTATTAGGACCTGCTATGCAGCAGTCTAATCAACCCATGGTTCAAAACTCACAGCCTACCTTTTTGCAGCAGCTGCTTAATGCAGGTGTGCAGGGTGCTGGCGCAGCGCTTGGCGGAGGGTATTTCTAATGTCTATGACCTATGGCAATCAAGACCCTTACAATATGGGCGGTATAGGACAGCTGCTGGGACAGTTTCTAGGACAGAAACAAGCTAACGCACGTCAGCAGAACACTCAATCGATACTCGGACAGGCTTTATCTCAGCAGCCCAATAGGGGTGAAGCTGGCTACGGGCCGATGGACGGCCCAGACTCCGGCATTGAGCGTGTGCTACGAGCAGCTAATCAGAATAACGTTAGACCAGATGCCCTACAGCAATTTATGGGCATGGCTCCAGGTGTGGCCTATTTAAAAGAGCAAGCCCTCTCTAAAGATCTGCAAAAGTCTCAATTTGCGGCTCAAAGTAATCTACTACCAAAACAATTTGAAATGGCAGAGAAGCAACAGCTTGGAATGAATGCACTACAAACTATTCAGCATATGCAAGAGATAGGCAAAAGAGGAAATTTAGGTCGAGGATCAGCAATTTCTTCACTTTTTGGTGGTGAATCTGCAAAAGATGCTGGACATTATGAGAGATTGGGAAAATCTTTAATCTCTTTTTCTAGTCCCATTATTATACGTAACAAAAAAGAATTCGAAATTTTAGCGGGAGATCTTTATGACCCATCTATATCAGATGCTAGAAGAGAGGGCATTCTAGAGGGCATGAAAGAGATTATTACGCAAAACGTAATAGCTTATGGCGGAACTGTATCACCAGATAAAAGTGAACCCAAAGCAGAGCGCAAACCACTCGCAGAGATATTTGGGGAATAGATGACAAACGCAGACAAATTCAAACAAGCAATTGATGCTGGCTATACTGCTGACGAGATTGTGAAACATCTATCATCGACAGATGAGAAGTTGAAGCAGGCAATTGATAGTGGCTATACTCCTGACGAGATTGTATCGCATTTTACAGCTCCAAAAGAGCGGTCTTTTGCTGCTAAAACTGGCAGAATCGCCACACAAGCAGCTCTTGGATCTTTAACATCTATACCTATTGTGATGGCTCACGACGCTGTGCAACTAGCATCAAGAGTCCCAGGCGGACAATATATGCGAGCGCGTCAAGGAATAATGGAAGATTTGGAGTGGTTAGCAGAAAAAAAGAAAAGCGTTGGACTAACAGAATCTGAAGAGGCTCAGTTTAACGAATTCTCAGATGTGATTGCACAGCCAGCCCGAGAGTCTAGCTATTCTAAAACAGAGCCCTACGCTCAATCTGAAGACTACAGCACCATTGGGCTCATTGAAAAAGGCACGGGTCTTGATCTGAAACCAGAGGGGTACCTTGAAAAAGCTGCCTTTTTTTTAGGAGGTAATAAAACGCCCTCAAAGTGGGGTAAGACTGCTGTCGATCTGAAAAACATAGGACTGAAGCCATCAGAACTAGTTCAAGCGTTAAAACCAGGCATGAAGGAGCTCAGATCACTAACTGGAGCAGCTGGCTGGGAGCTGGCTGAGCGAGGGGGATATGGGCCCATAGGGATAATCGCAGCATCGATTCTGGGTCACATGGTGCCTGGAGGAATAGCGGGTGTAACTAAAGCTTTTTTAAACCCAAAACAGTCCTTAGCTCGGGCTGTCAACTACATAACACGCGATAACTCAAATACGGCATGGCAAAAACAGCTTATCATAAGCGCGCGAGAAGCGGGTCTTCAGCTCGATGCAGGCTCTCTAACAGACTCTAGAATCATTAAATTAGCTCAAGCGAAGGCATCGCAGTCTGGATTAACGGGAGACGCATTAGACAAATTCAGGCAAAACCTGAGTGGTCAGATCATTAAAGAATACGAACAAATAGCAGAAAGTCTATCGACTGCTAAATTTGAGAACGCTCATCAAGCGTCTGAATCTGTAAAAAGCTATCTAGAAACTGAGCCCATTGCATTCAAAACAGCAGATCTAGAAAAGGGAATGGCCACGGCGCCCCCGCTAAGAGGAAGAGTCGGTGTTTTTGAGCACCCACAGCATCGTGAGACTCTACTCAACGCTATATCTCCTGTTGAGACTATAACACCAGCACAGGGTGGACAAGAGCTTAGAGCTGTCGCAAACGACATCAGAAAGCCTATCAAAGATGGTTTCACTAATCGATGGAATGAGATGAATCAAAAAGTTAGCTCTGTTCCCTCAGGCCCTCAAGTGGAGCTTGCGAGACAGATAAGGGCGTTCGTAGATAGTCACGGGGGAACGCTACTGCCCGGGATGTCTTCAGCAGAATCTCAAGTGATGAAGGCTGCTCAGGATTTGAGCGAAGTTCTATCGCCAAGCGGCAGCGGCTATAGTGATGTGAGTTTGAGCAGTTTGATTAAAACAAAACAAACGCTAGCTGATATAGCTGATTTTGATTTTGGCGGATCAAACTTCAAATCTGCTTATAAAACGTTGGTCGGTGATGTCGACACAGCTATAAAGCGCACGCTATTGCAAAATCCCGAGCTTCGAGTAGAATACTTAGCTCTCAATGCTGAGTACTCAGCGTATAAGCAAACTTTTGAAAACAAACACACTCTCAAACTATTCGAGCGTAATAACAACGATGTCGCATCGACGTATTCATATTATTTGCAAAATCCTGATCGCCAGCGGGCGTTAGAAGGCGTTTTAGGGCAGTCGGAGCAGGGCATACAGCTTCTGCAGAAGGGGAAGAGAGACTATGCGTCTAGAGTACTGTCAAAAAGCAATATGTCTGATCAAGAGCTTCGAGAGCTTGGAGAAGTACTCGGAAATCAGAACAGCGTAGCGTATGAGCAGTTCGCGCATGACTATCAATACGAGCAGAGCAGGCCTGGAGCTCAGCCGATACCTCAGAAAAGCCTTCCCTTTGCTCCTCAAGCTCAGACGAGTGTCTCGAGGCCCATAAACGCTAAAGAGAGCGTGGCTCACGCTAAAAACAAGAGCTACGATATGTTGAAAAATGAAAGCCCAGAAAAACTTATGGCTCGCATGAACACTCAACAAGGCATAAAAAAGACAAGACATTCGTTGAGCATCGATGAAGAGGGCAAGAAGCTCTTTAATGAGCTAGCACGACTGAAACTAGACGAGATGATTCGAAAAAACTTAACAACGAGCATGACTGATCAAGTGAAACTCGGCACATTCTCTAATTTGCTCAAAAGCGCAGAATCGCAAGCAGTCGTTAAAGAGCTGGTGGGGCCAGAAGCTTATGCGCGTTTACGCAATCTTCAGGGCCTCTCTGCAAAACTATCTGATAGCGCAGATATGTTTTTCAACGCATCGAAATCGGGCGCTACTGTTGCAGATATAGCAATAATATCGTATGGCATAAATGGAGCAATTGCAGCATTGCAGGGAAACCCCTTTATGCTCGCGCAAACTTTCGGTTTAGTTGCTGGCATGCGAATTTCGGCTCGGCTGTTAGCTGATCCGGTATTCTTAAAATTCTTAGAAGAGGCTATTTTAATTAACCCGACGGGCCCGCGTCTTAATAGAGCGCTTACACAAATGGGACCGCATGTCCTGCGCGCAGTAGATGCTCAAGCAGCTCCAGCAACGCAGATTTTAAGATAGCGTGACTCGAGGCAGCACTCAGGCGTTCAATGCGGCTCTTCTTTGATGATTGAGCCGCTTTTGTTTTGCATCAACATCATAATCGACACGTTGTCGATATTCGCTTGTGCCTCGAGTTTGAGCTCTTCTCTGCGCCATTCTTTATATTCAGCGTCGATAAGCGGCATGAAGCGTGCGTACATGCCATTATTGCTCTCATGGCTCTTCTGACGATAGCTACGAGCGAATTGTGCCCTTGCTCTAGCATACAAGCTTCGGAACTCTTCGCTCACAGATAGCGCATGTTCGATTTGTCCCTTCGTGTACTCGTAATCGAGCACAAAATCTTTAAAATAAGTGCCCGGAGTAGGGTCTTTAGACCAGATGATGAGGTCTTCTCCCATCTTCAAAAATGGGTCTATGTCGACTGTGGCGCGTCTGCCAGATGCATTTTTTCTGTTTTCTGGTTTAACTCGTCCGCCTGCCATTGTGAGCCCTTTTTAGCCCTTGTTTTAGCGCGTAGCGTGTTCACGTTAGTTGCTGAGCTGATTTTTTGTAGAGTAGGGCTAGAACATAATTAAAGCAAGCTAGTTATTCAATTAATGAGTAACTAGCTGCTCTTG